AAATGAAGAAAGGAAGAGAACGCGACAAACAAACCTTAGTAAAGATAGCTAAAGCACTCTATAATGTAAGCCTAAAAAGAAATATACCAATGGATGAATTGGAAAATCTTGATTTTAATGTTCCCGGTGAATGGCTTGATTTATTAGAAAAAGCATCAAGTGCGTTAAGCATTGACCATTATGATTTGGATGAATTATCATTTTATACATTATTGGTGCTAGAAAACATTGATTTAATAAAAGAAAATAAACTTAACGAAGAAACGATTTTTATTCCTGAATTAAAAGATTTTAGTTTTGATGTCACACAAACAACAACCGAAGTCTGGACTAGAACATATAGACACACATTTCAAGCGTATGATTATAATCATGCTAGAGAGGCACTAATCTTTGATATTAATCAGGGTACTACCGATGCTTGGGATGGCGACCTTATTCAAGAAGATTCTGATAGTTCAGATATCGAATCAACAAATATAGAATGAAAATGAAAAAAACAATAATTTCCGAAAACTTAAATTATCATTTAGAAAATGATATTCAAATAACCGAGAATGTTTTCAGACATGGTTCTGAATCATATTTTAATTTAATAACCGAAGTAAGAAATCTTTATGATTCTGAAGAAATTGAATTAAATGGTGTTGACAGAGAGCTATATGAAAGTACCGATATCGGTATGTGGGATGAATATGAAGGAAACATTGTTCCTTTGGATCTTCCAATAGAGGAAATTGAATTTTTAATCGAAGCTGAGTACCAAGGAAAAGACGTTAGGATTGGATATCCTATGCGTGGGGGTTCAAAAAAATATTATGTATACGTTAAAAACCCAAAAACTGGAAAAGTTAAAAAAATTAGTTTTGGTGATACAACAGGATTAAGTGCGAAAGTTTCAAATCCTGAAGCTAGAAAAAGATTCGCATCAAGACATCGATGCAAAGATAAAAAAGATAGAATGACCGCAGGATATTGGGCTTGCAGAGTAAATCGTTATGGTCACTTGTGGGGAGGTAAAACATATCCGGGTTATTGGTAATGGAAAGACCTTATTCACAAATAATAGAAAATGATGTTATGATTCGGAAATTTTCCGATGATATTGACCCTATTGAGTTAAAATGGCATCGTGATAAAAAGGATAGGACTGTAATTGCATTAAATGAAAACGATTGGAAACTCCAATTGGATAATGAATTACCAAAATGTTTGGCTAAAAATGAAAAAATCTTTATTCCTAAAGAAATGTTTCATCGAGTAATAAAAGGAACGTCCGAACTTATTATTAAAATTTTGGAATAATTTTTTTCTAATTAACGCATATTTATTATTAAATTTATTACCATGAACGCATACTTTTTTAACATCTCAAACGAAGAAAGAGACGCAATTAAAAATCAACATAAGACTCTTTATGATGGTTATGTCACTTTAAGCAAAACATCAAACTCACAACCTTTAACAATTGAAGATTTAGCAAAAGATAAGGGAGGTATTACTTTAAGTAATAAAGGTAATGTTAGTACATACAAAAACTTCGGAATAAATGAAGAAAAGGTTAAGGTTTGTGAACAATGCGGGTTAAATGAAGAAGTTTGTGAATGTAACTATAAAACAGCGGAACTTGGTGATAAATTTGATTATGTTGAGGAAGATGAGGTTTGTGAGCAGTGTGAAGCTGAAACCTTTGAAGAGATTGATGAAGACCTTAAAGAAAGTTTCAACACTCAAAGAAATTTAATCATTGAAATGTTCAATCGAATTAAGAAGTATTGATATGGAAGTTAAAGAAATTGTTTCGCAGTACATAATTGAATCTTCGAAAACAATTGAAGTGCAATTTAGATTTGCTACAGATTCTGATTCTGAAATAAGAGAAGACACTTTTGATATTTCATTAATTGAAGAATATGGGTTTAACGTTTTTTCTGATGATTATGATATTTTTGAGGAAGTAAACAACGAATATAGTGATGAGGATATGGACGACTCACATTATGATAATGATACAAACATATACGATATTCAAGAAGAAGATTTAAAGACATTTATAAATGAATTTTATTTGGATAATCCGGATAAGATTCCTAC